GGCTAATTTATTCTTCCACATAGTCCCTTGAGCAGCATCAAAAGCCACTTTTGGCAAACTATAGCTATTCAAAAAGGAATAAGTATCAGTAGTAGAAAAAGCACCTGTAGTAAGAATAATTGGCTTAGCTAAAAAATCAATAACACTTTGAGAATAAAGCTGAGTATCATTCAAACTAATTATGGAATCTTCAACATGAGAAATGGCTGAGCCATCTCTAATCATAACTTCAGCATCATCCACAAATACTGTAGTATCATTTACATTAGCAATACCAGAATGACCTGAAACAGACGGATCATCGGGTGTGCTTACTTTTCCTGAGTCAACAGAAGAAGTATTAATTTCATTTTGAATCGCATTGACAGACAACATATTAACGTTATTATTATTTGATGTAGCCATAATTGAAATTAGAAAAAAGAAACAGGCTTTTGTATTTACTGACAAACCGGCCCAAAACAGTGGTTACTAACCAAGGAGAAGGAATCACAGATCTCACTGTGTTCAATCGATAACTTATTCTATCGACTAAATATTTTTGGATTTTAAAATTTTTTTTACTCCAATTACTTTACACTTTTATTTAAATTTAACGGCCTTTTCGGGGCCTCGCCCAATGACTTAACCTCACGGTGTTTTCAAGAAACTAAAAATGAAAATAAAAATTACACATAACTGGTTACTATCTATATTTTATTTTACGATATAAAATTACAGACTTTTGTTGATAGACATCAACTCAAATCTGTATTCAACATCTTGAGTGACTTTCTTTAAAGCCTCAAAGTGATCACAAACATAATCACCATTAGAATGAACATCTGGATACAAAGAACCAGCTAATTCAGTCAAAGTACAAAACCAATAATCGTAAACCTCTTTACCATGCAGTGTAAATTCTCGCAGAGCAATAACAGCATTATCGACAGCAATCTGGTCACCGATAGGACCTTTCTTAGTCCAATTCAACATCTCAGTGATGGCTTCTAACCTCAAAGGACTTAGCCATAAACCCAAACTTTTATCATACCGAAAAGTACGTTTCAAAAATTCAACATTACATAAAGATCTGAACTTAGTAACAGCATCTTCCTTAAACTCGGTTGTGTAAACAAAACCACATTGCGACATTAAATCTTTTAGAGTAAACTCATTAAAATTTTCTCTATAAGCTTCTGAAACCGAGAAAGCATTATCATCTCCCAAAGCAACCATATAAACATTGTCATTAAAACAATCAATATCTAAATCAGCAAACTGAAAAGCTATACGAAAAATCAAATTATTGGCTATAGTATTAATAATAGCAGTCATAGGATTGCCGCTAGGCATAGAACTAAACCACTCATAAACAACATTATTAAAAACATGCTTAGAGTTCGTAATTTCAGCCCATAGCTGAGTCCTAATATTAGTAGCTGTTAAATCTCCATAACCATACCAATTGTTAACAATATCCAAAACAGCCTGCAAAATAGAAGGTTGTAAATGGGCATCGTATTTTGAATAATCACCTGCACCAATACAAGGATCACTACTAGAAGTACTAAATTTCAACAACTTACGGGCTAAAGTATCCCATTCAGCTGAATATGGATTAATACCAATAGCAGAACCAACATCTAAATTCATATAATAAAATTCAGACATAAAACTACCAAAATAAACCTTGAAGAGGTAAAGCAATATAAAAGGTACACCAGAAAACATTCTGCCTGAACCTGCTAAAACTTTCTCTCTATCCTTCTTCTGATCTTTAAGAGTGTCCTTATATAACCAAACAGGACGAATACCTTTAGAATAAAGTTCCAATATCCTGGAAGCTTCATCTTCTATAGCTTTCTTACTAGAAGCTATCTTATCAACACAATTTTCGGCAATGGCAGAAAAATAATTCTTCTTCAAGTTATCAAAAGAATCAACAACCATTGGGTAGCCAGCACTAGTACTAGAAGAAATGGAATTCAAATTATCATAAACGTGTATAGATTCATCAAAAGTTAACAACTTCTTCGAATTATTACATCGTTTAGAATATCTGAAAATCAAAGCTTCATAAGACGTTTTGGCCTTCTGCAAAAATTCATAAGGTATACAAACTGGTTCTTTGCCGTAATGCTTAAGAGACTCATGAACTGGGTCAATAAGAACACCATCTCTCTCAAAAGGTCTTAACTTACACGGAATAGTTTTAACAACATTGTGAGGTGAAGGTAATTTAGAGTGAAACTTTGATTTTTTAATCTCAGAAGAACTCATAACCTTGTAAGAACAATGAGAAAACAATTTACCGACTTGAGACATATTACCTTGCGGCTCCATAATAACATGATCGTAATATACACCACTTTCTTCTTCTACAAATGGTATACGCTTAAAGCCAGGTACTGATTTAAGCAACTCTTCAATTAACTCACGAGTCAAAAAAGTCGAATGACCATCATTAGAACCACCAGCAACATGAATACCAGCAAAACAGCGATTCGAAAAATTATTAAAATCAACAACCAATAACGAACCACAATCACCACTGCCAAAGCTTCCTTTATATGCAGCAGTACATGAAAGAATATAAATATAATCTTCTTTTTCCCAATTAGTTTTGACTCTAACATCATTATTGATACTCGCACGAACCACATTGTTTCTAACCACAAAAGATGCAGAATTTGAATTACTAGAGTACGTTCCTAAAATCGTAGCTTGGAACGTTCTGTTTCTGTTCAAATATTCAACATCATTCTCAGTCAAAAAATGATTGAGCATACCGATACTATTTCTATGAGCTACTAGTACATTAACAATACATATATCTCTCTCAGCACTATAATCATTAGTACTAAAATTGACAACAAAATCTTCTGCAGTAATAACATACTTATTGCTTCTAGTTACAGTACTAAAAACTATCTGAGCACCAGAATAACCTTTCGAATTACAAATGGTATTGATCTGATAAACAAAGTGTAAAGGAACTAAAAAATAAGTACTACTCACATTAATTGCATGACCTAATCGAGTACAAGTCAAAGGCTTAGCAACATCATCACTAGGAACAACTAAATAAACTATATACATATATTTGTTCAAAGTTTTAGCAATAACATCGTTCGTATTACCTGGACTACCCAATAATGAGGAATCAACTTTAGGCAAAATGTCAAACTCAAAAGGAAATTTACCCATTCCTTGAGGAATAACATGAATCTGATCTAATCGAGTAGACAATTTACCAACATTAGGTTTACCGATCTTCATACCAGTAGTTTTCATATCAATTGATTGAGCATCAAAAACTAACATTGACTTCAAAAAACCAACAATCCAATACAAACCAGTAGCAAACAAACCCGAAGTTAATAAAACATACTTATAATCCCACAAAACTTTCAAAACCTTCTTAAAAGAATTTTGTATAGAGGCAACAACTTTCTCACTGGAAGTTAAAACTTGCGTAAGCTTCTCACCTGTAAAAGGGCAATAACCTGCAAGTTCAACTCGCCTGTAACTATGATTAAGATAAACACACATATTAAAAGAACCCTTAGGATCAGTAAGGTCGAATAAATCTAGAGTAGGATCGAACCTCTTAATGTGTAAATCAATACCTTTAATGCCATGGTCAAAAAGATCCATACGAGGAGTATCAAAACCAGAATAGCACATCTCAAAAAAATCATTCAAAAATCTACGTTGATACTGAAAAGACAAATCAGAAAAATAGTGTTCAAAAGAACCATATTCCTTCGGATTAATATCACTACTACTCAAACCTTGAGGTTCATAAGTCCTTTTCATTTGCGCGGCAAAACGAGATCTTCTCTTCTTGTTATCCTCAACTTTAGCGGTTAAATCTGCTGCTAATTGACTTTCATTACGAGCATTTATATGATAATTTTTAATAAAAGAATAATGTTTTTCAACAATCAAATTAATAACATCATCAATCGCGATATCTTTGTGTAAAACACTAGAATTTCCACGACGCTCAACAACATCAATCAACCAAAAATCATTTGGAATAAAAGTAGAAATTTCACTATCACCATCTAAAAAACTGGAATCTGC